AAGACAAAAGGATCTTAGATACATTAGTTCTTTCTAGATTGTTTGGTGCTGATCGTAAGTCAGGCCACAGGCTTGCTGATTGGGGTGAGGTTTTAGGCTTTCCTAAGATTGAGTTTGATGATTACAGTCACTACTCAGTACAAATGTTGAAGTATTGTATTAGGGATGTTGAGTTAAATACTAAAGTGTTTCAACAACTCAGGCTTGAAGCAAAAGGATTCAGTAAAAAGTGTATTGAACTAGAGCATCAAGTTGCTGAGATCTTAGGTGAGCAAGAACGCTATGGCTTTCTACTAGACTTTGATAAAGCGGGAGCTATTGAAGCTGAGTTAGAAAAACAAATTATTGATACTGAAAAAAGTATTAACGAAGTATTTAAACCTAAGACTTTAGAAACTAAGTTGTATCCTAAGTATAAAAAAGACGGCAGTACTGCAAGGAATGCAATAACTCAGCATGGAGAAGGCACAAGATTAAGTGATGATGAGTTTGTTGAAATGCAGAAGTCAAACAATAATCAAGTAGTCCGAACAGAAGTTAAACAACTCAACATCTCTTCTAGGCAACAGCTTATTGAATACTTAAAAGACTTTGGTTGGAAACCAACTAAGTTTACTAAGAAAGGTAATATCATTTTAAATGAAAAGATACTTCAGACTATTACTGATATACCAGAAGCTGCCTATATACAGAAATACTTTCTACTACAGAAGCGTATTACTCAGCTTAAATCTTGGATTAAAGTAGCAAAATCTTCTACGTTCAGAGTACACAGTCATGTAATTCATAATGGTACTGTTACAGGACGCATGACACATCGTAGTCCTAACATGGCACAAGTTCCTAGTGTAACTGTTCCCTATGGTAAAGATTTCAGAAGCTGTTGGCGAGTACCTAATAAGTACAAGTTAGTTGGTATAGATGCTAGTGGTCTTGAGTTAAGAATGCTGGCTCACTACATGAATGATGAGGAATACATTAATGAAATTATCTCAGGAGATATCCATACAGCTAACCAAAAACTTGCAGGACTTGAATCAAGAGATCAGGCAAAGACATTCATCTATGCGCTTTTGTACGGAGCAGGAGATGAAAAGCTTGGGTCAGTGGCTGGAGGAAACAAAGACACTGGTGCAAAACTTAGAAAATCTTTCTTCGATAATCTTCCTGCATTTGCAAATCTTAGAAACAGAGTATCAAGAACTGTCGAGAAAAATGGATGTCTCAAAGGACTAGATGGTAGAAAGTTAACCATTAGAAGTGAACACAGTGCCTTAAATGCTTTGCTTCAAGGAGCAGGAGCTATTGTAATGAAAGAAGCATTAGTTCTTTTAAACAATTCGTTATCTTCTTATGACTCACATTTTGTAGCTAACGTCCATGATGAGTGGCAAATAGAAGCGTTTGAAGATATAGCAGACACTGTAGGTCAGTTAGGAGTAAACGCTATAACACATGCAGGTATATCTTTAGGGCTTAACTGTCCGTTAACTGGTGAATACAAAGTAGGTAACAACTGGAGTGAGACACACTGATGAATAGTCTACTGGTAAAAGATATCTACAATAAACTAGATAAACTTAATGATGGCTCTATTAATCTGTCAGAAGAAGAAATAGAAAAAACAGGAGAAGCAATTAAGGATGCGCTTAGACACTGGTCAAATCCTAAACCATCCTCTGAGTTTTCTGTAAGGATGTCTAACATAGGTAAACCATTAAGACAGATGTGGTTTGACAGTAAACAACCAAAAGGTTCTTCAAGAATAACACCTCAGACATTTATTAAGTTTCTGTATGGTCACTTACTAGAAGAAATTATTCTTATGTTAGTTCGTATTACTGACAACAAAGTAACTGATGAGCAAAAAGAAGTAGACCTTGAAGGAATCAAAGGACACATTGACTGTAAGATTAATGGTGAGGTAGTTGATATAAAGACTGCTTCAAGCTTTGCCTTTAGAAAGTTTGCTGAAGGTACACTCCATGAAAATGATCCCTTTGGATACATGATGCAGCTATCTGCCTATGAAGCTGCTGAAGATTCTTCTAAGGGAGGTTTCTTAGCAGTTAATAAAGAGTCAGGTGAGTTGGCTTATTACAGTCCGGGTGATCTTACAAAACCTAATCCTGTTACTAGAATTTCAAACATAAAAAAAGTACTGCAAGAAGATAACCCTCCTGAAAAATGTTACCTCCCTGTTCCTGAAGGTAAGTCAGGTAACATGAAGTTAGCTGTTGGTTGTGTTTACTGTCCTCATAAAACAATGTGTTGGCAGGATGCTAATGGAGGACAAGGTCTTAGATCTTTTAAGTACGCTAATGGCTTACGTCACTTTACAAGAATTGCTGTACTTCCTAAAGTAGAAGAGATGATTGCATTATGAATTCTAAGATTGCTAAAAAGCTTAGTAAAAAAGCAGAAGAACTATCAATGGCTCTTTTAAAAGAACAGCTTTCTGACAATGAAGCACAAAAAGTAACAAAAAAATCTGTAGCTAAAACAGAATATGCAGCTAGTGCTAAAGGAAACTATGCTATTACGATGTCTACTAAAGGTATGAAGTCTGTTCTTAAACGAATGAGCAAGACAACAGATCTTGATTGTATTTCTTTAGAAGATGTTAAATCTTACTGTGATCAAATAGGTAGAAGTTAATGCAACGTAAAAGAAAGAAACGTCCTCCTGAACTTACAAGATCTAAAGGAGGTTACGACTCTGGCTTTGAAAGAAAGCTACACAGTACAGTACTAAAACACTGGCAACATCATGGTGATCAAGTTAGCTATGTTGTTGAACACAATTATGAACCTGACTTTGTTAGAAAGTTTGACGATCAGATAATATTAATTGAAGCTAAAGGAAGATTTTGGGATCACGCTGAATACACTAAGTATGTATGGATTAAGAAAGTACTACCTTCTAATACTGAGTTAGTATTTTTATTTGATAATCCTGATCTTCCTATGCCAATGGCTAAAAAAAGAAAAGATGGTACTAAGCGTAGCCACTCTGAATGGGCAGAGTCTAGGAAATTTCGCTGGTATACCGCAGACACATTACCTAATGAATGGAGATCAAATGACTAAAAAAGATCCAAGCAAATCAGACGGCTCTACAGCAAAGTATTATGAGCTACCTAGTTATGCAAGAGAGATACAACATCTTATTAATCATAAGAATATGAACGCTAATATTGGCGAAATATTTCGTACTTCATATAGATATGGCTCTGCTTCTCATAGTAATCAACTTAGAGATGCAAAGAAAATTGTTTTCTATGCTAATGCAGAGGTTGAGAGATTAGAGAGAGAAAGAAACAAATGAAGAAAGTTAAAAAACTGTGCCCTAACTGTGGCACAACAGATCCAGAATTGTTTAGTGATAAAGCTAAAAAGAATACAAGATGTATTACCTGTAATCAAAGTACAAATGATAATGATCTTTACAGAGAAGCAAAAAGAAAAGGAGATTTAGTAACTAAGTTATTTAAACCTTGTAAACCTTGGATAGAAACTGAAGGAATTAATTATGGATAAAAAAAGAATTAAACAGAACTTTGTTTACAGAGGAAGTATAGATCGAGTTTACGATGGGGATACTATTTGGGCTACTTTAGACTTAGGTTTTGATATGTTGTTTCGATGTTCTATTAGACTTAAAGGCATTGATACTCCTGAATCTAAAATCAATACAAGAAAGTACCCGGAAAGAAAAAAAGAAAAAGCATTAGCTAAACTTGCTAAGAAACGAATGAAAGAACTGTGTGATAAAGAGGTCTGGGTAGAAAGTAAAAAGCTTTTAAAAGGTAGTACTACAGATAATGTAAAAGAAAGTACTGCTAAAGAAAAGTATGGCAGGGTGTTAGGAAACATCTATCAGATGGATGGTACTAACATTGCTGATGTACTTATTAAAGAAGGGTACGCTATTAAGTATAGTGGTAAAAAGAAAACTCATGTTTGGAAATAACTAAGGAGAACTAAATGTCTATTTTAAATTGGATTAAAAACTTCTTTGTTGCTAAAGAAGTAAAACAAAAAGCAGAAGACACCGTTGAAGAAATTAAAAATACAGTTTCTGAAGGTGTAGAAGAAGTTAAAGAAATAGCTGAAGAAAAAGTACAAGGGTTAAAAACTAGAGCAAGAGATAAGCTAGGTAGGTTTTTAGCTGATGATCCTGATACTGAAAGCAATGAAGCTTACAAAGATAAATCTTCTTGAACTGTTGGCATTGTAATACTTCTTTAATTTGGGGAAGTGACTGTGATTTAGAAGAAGATGATTCTGAGCAGTTTCTTATGGTAACAAGTCTTACTTGTCCTAATTGCTCAACTTATGTTGAAGTTTATTTACCTAGAGAAAATAAATGATTGAAGTTATATTTTTTGTAGGTTTTATGTTGGGTTACTTTTTAGGTAAAGCAGCTAAATAAACTTTTCTATCTTGTATAAGTATATGCTCTCCCTTTGAGATACAAGTAGCCTCTATAGAAAATTCTTGGACTATACGATCTCTTAGTTGAGAGCAATCTTTTACTTGTGTATCACCAATAAAAACACTTAATGCATACCAAGCAGACATTGATACAACGTATAAAGTAGTTACCATTTGGATTTATTAGCCCAGTAAGCTGCTGACATCTTACCTTTAGCTATGTTCT